TACCTAGTGACCTTGGAACTAGCCGAGGACGTCACCTTCCGGCAGGTGTGGCCATGACCCGACTGCATCGCCGCTGTCCCGAGTGCGGCGCTGTCGCGTGGCCGGGATGGACGCCAGTTCACCGACACCGACCGCCATGCACCTACACCGAAACGGATCCGAACGAATGGAGCGAGCAATGACCCGACCGCACGTCGACCTACCGATGCACGCATGGCGCGCACTACACAGCGGCTTCCTCGACTGGCTGGTGCGCGTCCCGTCCGAGATCAGTCACGCGATGATGAACCGACTCGGATCGCAAGTCAGTTTCGAGCACTTCATGGTCGCGATTCACCACTACCAGCGCCTGGACGTCTACGTCCGGCTGGATGAAGCCGACGAAGTCCGCGTCGGGATCCGCGTTCCCGTCAGCGACGGCGACGACTGGCTGCTATTCGACCTAACCGGCAGGGACGCCGGCGTCGATCCGGACTGGCTGCTGCAAGCCGGACGGCTGCGCATCGAGGACGAACTGCAGCAACTACTCGGGAGCGACGAATGAAGCCGAAACGTCAGTGCATCGAGTGTGGCCGCGTCAGCGACGCAAGCCGCTGCGAACGTCACCGGCTACCCGATCGCAGGCCGTCACCAGCCGCACGCGGCTACGACAGCCAGTGGCGCAAGTTGTCCACCCTTGCTCGGTCCCTGCAGCCGTGGTGCAGCGACTGCGGCGCGATCACTGACCTAACTGCTGATCACCTTCGCTGGCCTGCTCGTTCCCTTGAGGACGTCGACGTCGTGTGCCGCGCCTGCAACAGTCGACGCGGTCCAGCACGGACCACGGGGGGTATACCCCACGAATCCAGCGCCTCGGCTACCCGGCCCATACCCTTATCCGGAGACTTACTTGGCGGGATCGGCTGATGCCACCGCTGAAGTCTGGCACGAAGTCGCGGGCCGTCGCGGATCCATTGCCGACGACTGGCCTTGGCCGTCGAGGATCGCCAGCGCGAGTGTGTCGCTGGATCGAACGCTGGTGCGTTGTCCCGCGTGGCTTCGGTGCGCGTAAGCCGATGAAGTTGGCGAAGTTCCAGCGCGACATCGTGCGAGCGACGTTCGCTGATCCCTCGGTGCGCTCGACGGTCGTGTCGATCGCTCGCGGCAACGGCAAGTCCGGCTTGGCGGCCGCTGTCGCGCTGTGGGGACTGTTCGACGTCGAGGACTCCGAAGTGCTGCTGGTGGCCGCTGATGAACGCCAAGCGATGCGGCTGCTGGATACCTGCAGGCGCATGGTCGAACTGCAGCCGGAACTGGCCGAACGCGTCGTGCCATATCAAGACCGGCTTGTGTGTCCGTCGACTAACGGCGTGCTGCGAGCGTTGCCGAGCAAGGAAGCCGCGCTGCATGGCTGGAATCCGTCGCTGGTGATCCTCGACGAACTGCACTTGTGCACCGAGGAAACGTGGACCGCTGTTCAGTCCTCGGCTGGCAAGCGCGAACGCTCGACGTTGCTGGCGATCAGCACGCCAGCGGCCAGTCGTGAATCAGTCATGTATCGACTAGTCGAGGCTGGCCGCACCGGATCGGATCCGGCGCTGCGGCTGGTCGAGTTCGCCGCGCCTGCTGGCTGCGACTTGGACGACGAATCGGCGTGGAAGGTCGCGAACCCGGCGCTGGCGGCTGGCTTCCTTGCTGTTGACGGCATCCGTTCGTCGCTGTCGACGACCCGGCCAGCGCAGTTCCGGCGCTTGCGCCTTGGCCAGTGGTCCGACCATGACGACCAGTGGATTGCGTTCGAGCAGTGGACGCGCCTGGAGGATGCGACGCGGATCGTTCCGGCTGGCGCTCGGGTTGTGCTCGGTTGGGACGGATCAGTGCGCAACGACCAGTCCGTGCTGGCCGCGTGCACAGTTCCCGAGCATGACGACGAACCGCCGTTCGTGTTCATCGTCGGAATATGGGCACGGGACAAGTTGGACCCGAACTGGACAGTTCCACGCGATGAAGTCGACGCCGTGCTGCGCGAAACGATGTCGACTTACGACGTCGAGGCGCTGGTCGCGGATCCGTATTTCTGGCAAGCCGAACTGCAACGCTGGCAAGCGGACTTCGGGAACGTGATTGAGTTCCCGACCGCGTCGCCGCAACGCATGGCGAAGGCTGCGGACACGTTCTACGCCGCTGTGACGTCCGGCCAAGTCCGGCATGACGGCAACGAAACTTTGGCACTGCATGTCGCGAACGCGACGACTCGGGAGACGCCGCACGGCGCGGTCCCGGTCAAGCACGCCAAGTCCAGCGGACTGAAGATCGACGCGCTAATCGCGTCGATTCTCGCGCTGCAGTACGCCGTGCAAGTAATGAATGAACCGAAACGACAACCGCTATTCGCAGGAGTGATTGCACTATGAGAACACCCGACGAGATGCGCGACTATCTCGCGCAAAAACTATTGCTGCAGCGTGGCGACATGCTGACAGCGAATCGGTACTACACGAACACGCAACCGCTGGCGTTCATGGATCCCGACATCGCTCGCATGGTCGAGGGACGACTGCAGTCGCTGTCGGTCAACTACGCGCGCCTGGTCGTCGACGTGCTGGCGTCCCGGCTGCAGGTCGTCGGCTTTGCGACATCACCCGGCGCGGCCGCTGATGCTGCGCTGTGGCAACTGTGGCAAGCCTCGGACATGGACGAACAGTCGCAGCAGGCGCACTTGGACGCGCTGATCTACGGCCGGTCGTTCTATCTGGTGTGGGTTGGCGCTGATGGTCAGCCACTGATCACTGCCGAGTCGCCGCTGCAGTGCGCGATCCACCGTGACCCGGCGACACGTCGCACGATCGGCGCTATCAAGCGATGGGTCGACGACGACGGCTACACGCGTGCGATCGTGTTCACTGAATCCGAAGTCGTCGAGTACGTCAGCCGGTCGAGGATCGACACGACGCTGCTGATCGACCGTGAGCCAGCACCGTTCACTGAGGACGCTTACGACATCACTTCGGTTATGCCGAACACGCTCGGGATCGTGCCGATGGTGTCGCTGGTGAATCGTCCTCGACTGCAAACACCGGACGGCGAATCGGAACTGACCGACGTCATGCCGCTAGTCGACGCGATCAACAAACTAGGAACGGACTTGATGGTCGCAGCTGAATACTCGGCAAGTCCACGCCGCTACGTCACCGGAGCGATGCCGGACACGCACGCGACGCAAGAACAAGCGACCGAACTGGCCAACCGAATCGAGCAAGCATGGGAACGCGCACGCGCTAGCAAGTTCCTGGTCGCACCGAGCGAAAAAACGGCGTTCGGTCAGTTCGACGTCGCGAGTCTGAACAACTACCAGACAGCGATCCAACTGCTGACTGCGCAGATCGCGGCCATAGCCGCGTTGCCGCCGTCGTATCTGTCGCTGCTGAACAGCAATCCGACGTCGGCTGATGCGATCCGGTCGAGTGAAGCGCGACTGACGTCGAAGGCCGAGAAACGTCAGCGCGACTGGTCTGGCGCGTATGAACAACTGATGCGGCTGGCTGTGACGATCGAGCGCGGCCAAGGTGATCCGCGCCTGGTGGACATGGAGACGCTGTGGCAGTCGGCCGAGCCGACGACGATCGCGCAGTCCGCTGACGCGGAATCGAAGTTGTACGCGGCCGGGATCATCGACCAGCGATCCGCGCTGACCGAACTTGGCTATTCACCGCAAGACATCGAACGGATCCAAGCCAACACTGAGGACGTGATCGCATGAGCGAGCAAGCACCCGAAGCAACCGAGCAGACGGCCGAGACTGCGCCGCAGGCGCCGTCAGAGGACGTCAGCGAGCCGGAAACGTATTCGGCTGACTATGTGAGGGAACTGCGCGCTGAGGCCGCAGAGCGCCGCGTGAAGGCTAAGCGCGTCGATGTCGCGAACGAACGGCTAGCCAGCGCCTACGCCGCCAAGGACGGTCGACTGGTTGACGCGTCGGAACTGACCTTCAGCGATGCCATGCTCGACGACGACGGACTGGTCGACCCGGCCAAGGTCAGCGAAGCGATCGACGAACTGCTGGCCGCTAAGCCGTACTTGGCCAGCCAGCGGCCACAGCAACCGATCGCGCAAGGTGTCCGCGAGGACGTACCCGACCAGCCGGGACTGTTCTCCCTACTTAGGGACCGCATGTAGTGGCTTGCGCCTCTGGTCGTGCATCGGGACACTGGTGCACGGCTAGAGGCCACCAAGCGGCAACGCGTGACGCGACGCCGACAGATTCCGAACGAAAGGACGTGGCCTCTCATGGCTTCATCTACAACTATCGCTAACAGCACGC